TCATTGACGTACGACGATGCCGTTTGGAACCGATTTACTCAATCTTGGATTATAGAGTTGAAGGACGAATTTAAGATTGAGGAAGTTGGCCCAGACGGAAAGAAGAGGACCAGATTGGACATTGCGAAAGCAAGAGCAGCGAAACCCGGAGCAGAGATCAACCCCAACATTTACACGTTCAAGAAGTTCGACGCTAGAGCCCGCCTCAGTAGAAATGCTGAGACAGGTGTAGTGTGCGAGTGGGAGGAGTTCATCAAGGCGTTGGAAGACGATTTGAAGAGCCGCATGCAGGACGGTAACGCGTTGGACGGTTGGCTTGACAAGTACGCTGAACAGCTGTGTGCTGAGAAAGGCGTAGCCCAAATTGGTAATGAGGACATCATGAGAGTGTACGCACAGACAGGATCCGATCCAGTGGTAGCCCCTAAGCATAGCTTAGGCGAGTTCCTGGATTGGGTTATCGCGTTGAAGAGGAACCCCATTGACCCCGGAGATAGCACTTATAACAGATACATCATGTATGCTTCGTATGAGAAGGCGGAGATGGATGGTGATCCTTATAAGTTTAATCTAGTCGATTACAAACCCAACTTCATGGACGACGACGTGTTTAGGTTGTTGTTGATTGCTTTCTTGAGAGAGAAAGACGGCTTCAAATCTAAGGTGAGTGCGACTTTGAGGATGTGCAAAGCTGTGTGCGATGACATGTACGAGAAGTTGCCTGAGATCGTGAGAACTGTTTACACGACCGTTAAAAGTTGTGTGATAGGATTCTTGGGAGGAGCGTGTTCTTTTGTGAAAGAGAACAAGTTGTTGGCTGTGCTCATCGTGGCGTTGCCAGCGTTGGTTGCGATGATGAAGGCCAAGAAGAGTGAGAATGTTGCTGAGAGTGACCCACGCGTTTTGCAACCGCGTTCTAGACCTGGTGTTAAAGCCATATCTAGAGCGCGTGTTGTGAAAGGCGGAGCGGAGCTTGGACAGAGCATTAATCAGTTGGACGTGATCAACCTGGTTAGGAGACAGCAGTATCTCATTACTGCCGAGTACGATGAAGGTGGAACGACGAGTGCGCGAGAGATCGACATGGGTTGCATAACCCAGATTGTTGGTAACGTCTTTATGATGCCAGCGCATTTTCAACTGCACATGAAAGACGACCCCCCCAACCGAATTGTGTTTCGGCATACCGACAACGACAAGGTGATGATCACAAGAGATTATCATAATCTCTTCACCAACATAGTTCAGCTTGAACATGCCATTTCCGAGGACGAAGTAGGAGGAATGGATGTTGTGTTTTGTGTGGTATCTGAGTTCATGAGAGCGAAAGATATCACACATCACTTTGCGACAGAAGCTGAATTAGCCAAGATGTCAGATCGTAGCGTCGTAGCGACGCTCTCTGGCATTGACCGAGGACCACACGGAGTGTCATTTTCCAGAGTTTCTGGAGAATGTAAGTTGTTGTTGAACAGTCACGTAGACTACGTGATGGATGTGAAGACGAAGCGTGATGTGGTATCGACGTCGATCTGCCAGTATCAGATACCCACGAAGTTTGGAGACTGTGCGAAGATCGCATCGCTTAACACCGATGCCATACGTGGTAGAATCGTTGGCATTCATGTCAGCGGTACCGTCAGTGGATGGAATTACGCTCAGGTTGTGAGTTGGGAAACCATACAAACAGCCTTGGAGCACATGCCTAAGTTAGCACAGATTGGCTTGGCATTGGATTCCATCCTGGAAGGAGAAGGAGAACCCATTGACGCGGGTTTCATCCATCTTGGGACCATCAAGACGCCAGTCACTCAGAGTACGAAGACAGTGATTGGTCCCAGCAAACTACATGGTAAGATATCGCCAGCGACTACGAAACCTGCGATATTACGACCGACCATGATAGATGGCAAGATGCACGACCCTTTGATTGAAGGAGCCAAGAAAGCCGGGATTCCCTGCGGGTTAGTACCCGAAGATGTTCTCGAGCAAGCGACTAGAGATGTTTTCATTAACATCTCCCAGAGGCAACCTGGACATGTTGCCAACCGTGTTCTTGACTATGAGGAGGCTATAATGGGCGTCCCAGGTGATGAGTTCTTTCAACCAATTAATAGAACTACATCACCGGGATACCCTTATATGACTGAGACCCATAAGCAAGGACATCGAGGAAAGACCAAGTGGATGGGCCGCGATGATTACGATTTCGAATCGGATGAAGCGAAGGCCCTACGACAAGACACCCTGGAGTTGATTGAGAAGTGTCGAAACAATGAGCCTTTCGAGGTGATTTGGGTCGATACTCTCAAGGACGAGAGACGAACGGAG